CCTGGCTCTGTTGCCGATAGGAAAGATCGTTTTTGAGCGATGGGACTTTACTCACTGGCCCGTTAGGGCTCAGCGATTTTATCCCTATCATGCGTATGGTGTTCATAGCTTAAAGGCTTTAGTTGCAAAAGCTCCCCCGATTTTCACTAGAGATAGTGTTACTCGGTGTTGCCTCGTTCCTAAGGACTTTAAGGGACCTCGTCTAATTTCTGCTGAGAGTTCTGCTACGCAGTTCTTGCAGCAGGGTCAGATGAGGGTGTTAATGAAGTTCATTAGACGTAGTAAGCTCTTGAGGCGTTCTATAAGACTGGAGGATCAAACCTTCAATCAAAAGGCCGCTCAAGTGGCGTACCGTGATGATGCTGCTACGCTTGATTTATCAAACGCATCAGACACCATCTCTATTCCTCTCATATGGTTCCTCTTTTCAGGGGTTCCAGACGTTAGGCGTAGGCTAATGTCGACAAGATCTCAATTCATGATCTATAAAGACCAGAAGATTGAGATCACTTCATTTGCTCCTATGGGATCAGCTGTATGCTTTCCCGTGGAGACACTAGTCTTTTGGGCGCTTTCAATGGCGTCCATTCGAATAGTGCACAACCGAGACCTTCCCTATAAACAAAGGAGATCCCGCTATGAACTATCTCATTACTTACGGGTGTTCGGTGACGACATTGTCGTTCCCGAATACGCGCTTGCAATACTTATCTCTACATTACAATCGGTCGGTTGTTATCCGAACATGCAAAAAACATGTTCGAAAACTCCTTTCCGAGAATCATGTGGAGCTGAGTTCTATGGAGGTATCGATGTTTCGATTACTCGAAACAGACGATACGACTATAGAGAGAGGCAGAACATCAGAGATTATCCCGTGCTGCTGGGACTCCAACGAAAATTCTTCGTTCGAGGTCTTTTCAGCACAGCTAGCACTCTTCTTCAATGGGCTAGAGAAATCTATCCCGTTGTCGAAGTTGACTGCAGATTATGCTTTACATCTGTTGAAGCGCAGGAGTCAATCCTGCATATTCTTCGATCGGAGCATATTCGAACAGACGCGTTTGGGAGCCTTTTAGATTACCAAGACCTTTTATCAGATGTGATATTGGGTCGAGGTTATTTCGAAGGCAACCTTATCGTCATTGATAGGTATCCCGTTGCACTTGGCTATTCAACATCTCAAGATGAGAGGTTGTCTGTCAAGTTTAATAAGGACCTACAATGTCTTCAGGCTAGAATCCCTATGGAATTTTATCGCCATAAGGATTGGGTCAGTGG